CTTGGCTACCTCTTAGATTTATTAGGGTTGATGGTGAAGATTATGGTAGGGGTTATGTAGAGGAATACAGAGGAGACTTAATTAGTCTTGAGTCTTTAATGCAAGCAATAATCGAAGGCGCTGCTGCCAGTGCGAAAACGCTTTTTCTTGTAAATCCGAATGGGGTCACAAGGGCAGCAACTATTAGTAAAGCCCCGAATGGAGCCGTGCGAGAAGGTACAGCAGCAGATATTTCTGTGATGCAGGTTGGCAAGAGTGCAGACTTTTCTGTTGCTTTTAGTGCTATACAAAGAATAGAAGCAAGACTTGAGTTTGCTTTCTTGATGGCAAGATCAGTACAACGTGACGCAGAAAGAGTAACAGCAGCAGAGATAAATCTTATGGCACAAGAGCTAGAGAATAGTCTCGGTGGTATTTATAGTATCTTGACCCAAGAGTTTCAATTACCATATCTTAGAAGACGTATGCACCTATTAGTAAGACAGGGCAAAGTACCCAAGCTACCTGATGAACTGGTCAAACCTAAGATAGTGACAGGACTTCAAGGACTTGGTAGAGGTAATGATAGAAACAAACTGATTGAGTTTATTAGTACTGTAGCTCAAGCTTTAGGACCAGATGTGATGAGACAGTACGTTAATGTAGATGAAGCGGTCAAACGTCTTGCTACCAGTATTGGTATAGATACTGCTAACCTAGTAAAAACACAAGAACAAATCCAAGCAGAACAAGAAGCTGCACAACAACAGCAGCTTATTCAAAGTCTTGGACCTGCTGCTTTAGGCTCACCATTAGTTGATCCTAAAAAATTAGCTGATGCTTCACAACAATTACCAACGGAGGAACCTCAAGATGCCTAGTAAAAAGTCCAGTAGAAAAAGAGATGAAGACGGAAAGTTTGTCTCTGAAAAAGCTATCGTTAGCGAACTAGGTGTTAACGATACACCAGAACCAAACAAACCAAAAGTGGTCGAAACTAAAAATGGTCGTACAATGACTTATAACTAACCAAAAAAATTATGACTTCATCACAAGTAAATGTTTCAGAGACACCACCAATGTCTGCTAATGACTTGGAAGGTTTAAGAGATGAAAATGGTTTATACGCTGGCAAGTTTAAAACTGTAGAAGATTTAGTAGGAAGCTACAAAGAACTCGAAGGTAAGCTTGGTGCTATAGATCAAACCAGAGAAGAACCAGAAGGTGTAGCAGAAGAAGAGACAGAAGAACAAGAAACAGAAACTAACGATTCTGAATTTGATGCTGAAGAATTTTATGGAGATGGTCTTGCTTCGGTACTAGAAGAAGTTGGTATTGATCCAGTAGATATATCAAATCGCTTTGCAGAAAATGATGAGATCTCTGAAGATGATTACAGCAAGCTAAGTGAAGCTGGCTTCTCAAAACAAATTGTTGATACCTATTTAGATGGTCTACGCAATGCTTCTATGGCAGGTGAAGTAGATGCACAAGGTATTAGAGACTCAGTAGGTGGAGATGAAAGCTATCAGCAAATGGTTTCTTGGGCTATAGAAAATCTACCTGCTGATGATGTCAAAGCCTTTAACAAGTTAACTGATACAGGAGATGGACCTGCTATTAAGTTGGCTGTTCAAGGTATCTATTCACAATACAATAACGCTATGGGAATTGAACCAAATCTTTACTCAGGTCGTGCATCTACAGGTGGACCTACACCATTTAGATCTACGTCAGAAGTAGTAACTGCTATGTCTGATCCTCGTTGGGAGAAAGACGTATCTTATACAGAAAATGTAAAAGCACGTTTAGCAGGTTCTAACGTATTCGGCTAATGGCTAAACCTACGAACCCAACACTATACGCAAGAATTAAGGCTAAAGTAAAAGCAAGGGTCAAAAAATGGCCTAGTGCTTACGCAAGCGGACAGCTTGTTAGAGAATACAAAGCAGCAGGTGGAGGCTATTCTTAAAATGAAACAACTAACAGACAAACAAAAAAAGAATCTTGATAAAACTGGTGATGGTAAACTCACTGAAAAAGATTTCTTATTAGTTCGTATGCTAAAAAACAAAAGGAAAAATGGGAAAGCTAAGTCTTAGTCAGATGAGAACTCTGAAAAAACATTCAGAGCATCATTCAAAAAAGCACATGGATATGATGAAGAAGCTAATGCGTGAAGGTTCTTCATTCAAAGCTGCACATAACAAAGCACAAAAAGATGTAGGCAAATGAGTCTTGATAGATGGTTTAAAGAGAAGTGGGTTGATGTCAAAACAGGCAAGAAATGTGGCCGAGGTAAGAATGAGAAAGGCAGACCCTACCCTGCTTGCAGACCATCAAAGAGAGTTAGTAGTAAGACTCCAAAGACTAGAAGTGAGATGAGTAAAGAAGAACTAACTAAATTTAAAAGAGAAAAGACAAGTTCAAAAAATATCACTTATCAACATAGAAGAAGAAAAAATCAAAAAAATAGAGATAGTTTAAAGTTTGCATAATAGTGTTATATTTTAAATAGCTTACATTTTTTATGTCTAAGAATGTATCTTTTACCAAGAAGGATAAAGACCCCACAGGTGGTTTGACTGCTTCTGGTCGCAAAAAATACAATCAAGCAACAGGTGGAAACTTGCAAGCTCCTGTTACTAAAAAGACAGGTCTTTCTCCTAGACAAAAAGCAAGAAGGAAATCTTTTTGTGCAAGAATGTCTAAGGCAAAAGGACCATTAAAAGATAAAGATGGCAAGCTAACTCGCAAAGCTCTTGCACTACGCAAGTGGAATTGTGGGTCTGTAAAAACTTAACAGAGTAGAAATCTAAATATCCTTGTGCCTGATGCGTCAGATACCACTTGAGAGAAAGGATTGAAACGAAGTTAGTTTCTCAAATTTGTAAACATTAATCAAGGAGTTTGAAATGGCTAATGCCACAACATCTCGTCTTGGTTTGGTCAACAATACAGGAACAGCGTTTGATGCGTTGTTTCTTAAGGTATTTTCTGGTGAAGTTCTAACAGCTTTTGCTAGAAACAATATCTTTAACGAGCAACTTCATTCAGTTCGTACTATCACAAGTGGTAAGTCAGCCCAGTTTCCTGTTCTTGGAACTGCGACTGCTTCTTACCATGCAGTAGGAACTCCTCTTGTTGGTGCTAACCAAATCAAGGCAAATGAAAAAATCATTAATATTGATGATTTATTAATCGCCCAAAGTTTTATAGCGAACATAGACGAGTTGAAAAACCACTATGACGTTAGGGCTACTTACGCTGATGAACTAGGTAAGGCACTTGCTAGAACCTATGACCAGAACGTAGCCAAGCAGATTGCAAACGCTTCCAGAGCTTCTACTACCCTTACTAATGGTAATGGTGGTATTGTTTCTGCTTTTGCTAATGGCGGTGGTAAAAACGTATCTTCTGGTGTTACAGGTGATGACATTGCTGGTGCTATCTATGATATTGCACAAGCGTTTGATGAAAGAGACATTCCTCCGACAGATCGTTTCTGTGTACTACCACCTGCTGAGTACTACAAACTTGCTGAGTCTGCTACAAGAACTGTAGATGTTGACTTCAACCCACAAGGTAATGGTTCGTTTGCTTCTGGTAAGGTACAACAAATTGCTGGTATCCCTGTGATGATGAGCAATAACGTACCTCAAAGTAACGTTTCTTCTAACCCAACTGGTGCGAACAACACTTACTCAGGTGACGATAGTAAAACCATAGGGTTAGTTTTTCATAAATCTGCTGTGGGAACAGTAAAACTTATGGACATGACAACTGAGATCTCTGGTTCTGACTACGGAATTATGTATCAAGGTACATTAATGGTTGCTAAATATGCACTTGGTCATGGAATCTTAAGACCAGAATGTGCTGCAACAATTAAACTTGCTGCTTCTTAATTTCAATTTATAGGGTATCTTATTATTAGATACCCTTTTTTTATACCCATGTATCATTCAAAAAAGAAAAAAAAGAAAGGTGGGAGAGACTCACTTAAGATTAAAAAGAAAGGCTACTAATTATGTTTGGCAAAAATAAAAAGAAAAAAGGTATTCTTGGATTAGAAGGTCAAGCTTATCTTGATGCTTACAATCAAAAGATGAATGATACAGGTAAAACAACACTAGCCGAAAAAGCTAGATTTTATAAAGAGACTCAAAAAGTCAAAGCACAAAAACTTAAAGGGGCAATGAACTAATGGCTGTAGCTGCAACAACAGAACTTGAATGTATCAACATAATGCTTGCTGCTATAGGAGAAGCACCTATCAATAGTCTTATTGGTACACTTCCTGTTGATGCTCGTATTGCTCAGTCAACTCTTACTGAAGTTAATAAAAGTGTACAGTCAGAAGGCTGGTCTTTTAATACTGAGATAGATGTAACTCTTACAAGAGATGGATCTAATCAAATAAATATTCCTACAGATGTTTTGAGAGTAGATGCTAATATACATCAACACCCAAGTATTGACCCTATACAACGTGGTTCTAAATTATACGATAGACAAAATAATAAGTTTGAATTTGATGAAGACCTAATTTGTACTGTTGTTTATTTTAGAGATTTTGATGAAATACCAGAACCAGCTAGGCACTATATAAATATACAAGCTGCAAGAAAGTTTGTTGACAGACTTGTAAGTGACCAATCATTAAGAACATATACACAGCAAGATGAACAAAGAGCTAGGGCAATATTAATGGAAACTGATTTAGCAAATGGAGATCATAATATATTAAGAGGAGATCCTTCTCTTACTAATATCTTTGATACTTACAATCCTTCTAGTGCTTTAATTAGATAACTATGGCTGTTATTTCAAGAGCTATACCTACATTATTAAGAGGTATATCGCAGTCTTCTGATGCTTTAAAGCAAGCAGACCACGCTGATATACAAGACAATGCAGATAGTAACCCTGTGCTTGGTCTTACAAAAAGGTCTGGATCACAATTTTTAGCTGCAATTAGCAACTCAACTCTTGGTAATGTTCATATACAAACTATAAACAGAGATGCAAATGAACAGTATGTAGCTGTATTTAGTAATGGTAATGTAAGAGTTTTTGAATTAGATGGCACAGAAAAAACAGTAAACAAACCAGATGGTACAAGCTATTTAAATACATCAAATCCTAGAAGTGTAATGAAAACAGTAACTATTGCTGACTTCACGTTTGTTGTTAATACGAGTATTACACCCGGAATGGACGGAACAGTATCAAATAGCGCTAGTAATATTACGCAAGCAATTGTATTTATTAATCAAGCAACATCTAAAACAACTTATTCTGTAACTGTAGATGGTGTCACAGTAACAGATGATACTACTGGTAATGATCCTCTTTCAACTACAACTGTCGCTACTGATCTTACTGCTGGTTTAAACTCTGGTCTTACAGGTTTTACGATTGCTAGAAATGGTCCTGTTATACATATCAAAAAGAATGATGGTAGTGATTTTTCAATAGATGGTAGTGACTCTCAAGGTAATACTAAAATGACAGTCATAAAAGATTCAGTGCAGCAATTTACTGATCTTCCAAATGTGTCACCTAATGGATATGTAGTAGAGATTGTGGGTGATGAAGGTACAGACTTTGATAATTACTACGTTAAATTTACGACTAATAACGGAAATGCTTTTGAAGAAGGTCAATGGTCAGAAACAGTAGAAGCTGGCATACCTTTTAAATTTAATTACGACACTATGCCACACGTTCTTATTCGTCAGGCTGATGGTAATTTTAGATTTGCAAGAGTAGATGGAGATACATATACAATATCTGGAACTGTTTATACGTTACCTAAATGGGGTGAACGTGTAGTTGGTGATCTAGTATCTGCACCAAATCCTTCTTTTATTGGTAATAAAATTAATAACGTATTTTTCTTTAGAAATAGATTAGGATTTCTTGCAGGAGATAATGTTGTGCTTTCAACAGTATCAGATTTTTTTAATTTTTTCCCAGAAACAGTTATATCAGTTTTAGATACTGAACCTATAGATGTAGCTGCATCTCATACAAAAGTTGCAATACTAAAACACGCAGTAACTATGGGAGAAAAACTTATATTGTTTTCTGAGCAAACACAATTTGTATTATCAAGTTCAGCAGATAACCTTACACCTTCAACGGCTAACGTACTTGTACAAACTGAGTTTGAAAGTAATGCAGCAGCACAGCCTGTAGGTTCTGGTTCTTCTATCTATTTCTTAACTAAAAAAGGGTCTTTTGCAGGTATAAGAGAATATATTATTGCAGGTAATCAACAAATACAAGATGCTGCAAATACAACTATTCATGTACCAAGACTGATACCAAGTGGCATTTTTAAAATGGCAGTATCTAACAACCAAGATATTCTTGTTTT